CTGCAGAGGAATTAACTCCTATTTTGCAGCTGGGATTGCAGTCTAAGAAGGTCAATGAAGCAAAACTCCTTGCCGGAGGACATCTTGTTAGGCAACCAACATTTTGGGAGAAATTCTTCGATACGGTCTTTTCTGATGTTAAGGCTTTGTGGAAGAAAATAGCCATCTTGGCCATTACTTTTCCCACGATATTGATTGTGATGTTCTTCTTTGGTTTTTTAACACCACAGACTGCTGCTGCTGGAGAAGGTGATGCTTTGAGCAATGGACGGGATTATACCTGGATGTTGCTTGGGGCTTTACTTTTATACATGTCAGTGACAGTTTACAGGGTGTTTCGAGAGAAGCAGACCATAATACTCACCGAAGCGAAAAATAGTTGGCTTACCGGTACTTGTGTTTGTGATAAGGATCGTTTGGACTGTCAGAAACACAAAGGTCGATTTGATGCAAAATGGAAGTTTCAAAATCCTGAGCTAGATATAATCGGTCTTAATGGGAAAATGGCGGCTAATAAACTTGGATGTAGCCGCGAAGGGAAAATAGAAGCAGGTAGAATTGGGCCTATACTAACTGGCAACATTTATTGTGAGCCAACTGTCAAACATAGTTGTAATCAGACTATCATGGCAGCATCTATACGAGCATGTTCCAATAAGATCTACCCCGACGAAGGAGTGTTGAGTGAGTGGTCCAAATATTTTGACAAAATAGAAGGACAACTTATGAATGCTATCCAACGGGAGGGTGGAGTCGATATTGACCTCGATAGGTGGTTAGAGAAGTATCCTATTGCTTATAGGACTAAGGTGTTACAAGAGATTGACAACGTTGATTTGTTTTGCAAAGAGAAATATATTTATGATTCTTTCCCGAAGAAAGAATTGCAATACACAACGGTACCAGCTGATCTCAAGGATACACCTTTTAATACTGTTAAAGAGAGGCAAATTAGCGGACCCTCAACTCAGAAGAAAATAGCAGCGAATGCATTTGTTTATGAGCTGGAAGGGATTGCTGATAAATATATACCTGAATATTGTGGAAGGCGTAATTGGCCTGACATTTGTGGGAAAATTGATTTGGCAGAAGAATATTTGCAAGACCCTGTGTATGGATTCGCAGATGGGTCAGGTTTTGACATGACACAGGTCAAACCTATTCAGTCAAGGTTTACGAAGATGATAGAGAAAATTCTTAAAGCAAACCTTGTAACGTGTGATCCTCGAATAACC